CTTTAGGGGGTATGTTTTTTTTTTTTTTCAAAAAAAAAAAAATTTTTTTTTTTTTTTTTATTTCTTTTTTTTTTACCCAAACCATAAAAAAAAAATTTAAAAAAATTTTTAAAAAAAAAAAAAAAAAAAAAAATTGACATATAGAGAAAGGTATGATACGATAGGGGTTGAGGTGATTTGAATGAAAGTAGCAGTTAGTCGTTTGAATAATTGGTATGTGATTACAGTGGAATTTGAGGATGGAAAGAAGTACAGGAGATTTTTGAAGAGTAAGGGATGGGTTGAAACGGATTTGAAGAATTTTGCATTGATGGAAAAGAATATGGCAACTGATAGATTTATGATTGAGTTTAGGACAAGGTATAAGTTAGTTACTTATGATAAGGATGGTAATGAGTTAATGGTTAAGCAAGGGCTTAAGAATGGTCGTTTAGGAAAAAGGGAGATGTATAAGGGTATGTATACTAATTCTTTGTATATGTAAGTCTTTATTGAAAAGCACTGTGGTGGAACCTTGTATCTTCGCTTTTTCTTTTGATGCCAAGAAAGTCTCGACTATTATAAAAGAAAAGTCAAGTATTGTAAAGGGGGAGTAATTGTTGCAAGAGTCAATGGATTCTATAGCTTTGGAGTTTCATCAGTTTCATGACAGGATTGTTACGAAGATGGTGGAAGGTGTTTTCCAGGATGTTATGAATAAGTGTATGTTGGAAGCTTTTGACAGGACTGTTGAGGTTAGTGATGAGCTGGTGAAGATTCAACAGAGGTTGATGAAGAGTTTTAAGGAGTATGCTGAGAAGGAGTCTGTTAGTTTTGAGGAGAAGAGTCCTTTGCATAATTTGTTTATTAAAGCGCATTTAGATATAAACAAGATTCAAGGTGAGGTCAAGAAGGCAAGGAAGGTAATGATTGGTCAATCTCCCTGTCTTGCTGGGGTAAGGTATTAGGAATAGATATGGTAAAATATTGGTGATCTATCTGTGGGAAGAGGATACTATCAAGGTGGGAGTCCTTGAAGTGATCTGGATATGGTGTAAGCCCATTACCTTGGAGGGAGTTCGGAAGCAGCGCCGGACTCTCTTATTTTTTTGTGCTAGAATGCGCTTGAGGTGATGTTTAGTATGGCTAAGGATTTTATGTACTATTTATCCAGATGGCGCGATAGTCCGGTCTTGTTTGTTAAGGAAATGTTCAATGTTTCACCTTCAAAGCAACAAGCACAAATGCTCAGGGCCGCTGGTAAGCCTGGGGCAAGGGTTGCTGTTAAGTCAGGTCATGGTACGGGAAAGAGTACCGCCTTGGCTTGGCTTACGCTATGGGCTATTGTTTGTTTTGATGATGTGAAGATACCCGCTACAGCCCCTACCGCACACCAGCTCCAAGATATCCTGTTGGCTGAAATATCCAAGTGGAAAGACAGGATGCTCACACCGTGGAAAGATATGATCAGAGTGTCTAAGGATGGTTTGAAAATGGACGGCGCTCCTGGCTTTGCTGCCATGAGGACAGGCCGGAAAGAGAATCCAGAAGCCCTGCAAGGGTTTCATGCTGATACCCTCGTGTTTTTGATAGACGAGGCCAGCGGTATTGACGAGAAGGTCTATGAGGTTGCCAGAGGTACGTTGTCTACTCCGTCAGCCAGGATTGTCATGGCCTCTAATCCAACAAGGTCTACTGGGTATTTCTACAATGCGTTTCATAGAGGCCGCGATAATTGGGACTTATTTACTTTCAGTTGCGTTGATAGTCCTTTTGTGGCTCCTGAGTACATAAAGGAGATGAAGGACGAGTATGGTGAGAATTCCGACATTTACAGGGTTCGTGTGTTGGGTGAGTTTCCTAAAGGCGGGGACTTGCAATTTATACCAACAAGCATGGTTGAGGGCGCAATGCGTCAGTACTACGATGAAAAGGCATACGATTTTGCCCCGCTTATGCTGGGCGTGGACGTGGCATACTTCGGAGGGGATAGAAGCGTTATTTATCTACGTCAGGGGCTACATGCTAGGCGGCTATTTGCGGTACAGGGAATCGAACCAGCCGTCCTTGCTGGACACGTAGCGAGGTTATGGGATGAACATCAAGCAGACGCCGTGCTGGTGGACGTTACGGGCGTGGGGGCTGGAGTCGTGTCGAACCTGCGCTTACAAGGACGATTGCCTATCGCAGTCGCGTTTTCGGGAAGCTCCGGCACTGATGGATACCACAACAAAAGAGCCGAATGCTGGGGGCTGATGAAAGAATGGCTGCGTGATGGTGGCTGGATTCCTAATGATGAAAGACTTAGAGATGACATGTGTGGGCCTGAATATAGCTACACTATGGGCGGTAAGGTGATACTGGAGCGTAAGGAGGAGATGAAGAAACGAGGTATTGCAAGTCCTGATGATGCTGATGCTTTAGCACTGACTTTCGCTGAGCCTGTTTTGGCTACCAGGAAACGAGGGAATGTTGGATTGTTGTCCGCTGAGTATAGAGACAAGTCTGATAAGTATGACCCCTTCTGGTCACTTAAGCATCATCGTAGAAGGAAGAGATGATATAGAATTCTCAGTTGTGATATTATGTTAATAATTTTCTGAAAGGTGGTGTTGTTTATGTGTGGGCCAAGAGCACCAAGCACACCTACTCCGGCTCCTGTAGCACAGATGCCTACAATAACTGACGCTGATTCTGGAGAGGGATTTTCTAGTTCTTTTAGCAGGAACAGAGCAAGGCGTCGTGCAATGCAGGCTTTGAATACGAGGAATACTATGTTGGCTTCTGGAAGTCTAGACAGCCCTTCCGGCTTTGGTGGCCGTGGCGGCAATACGCTTTTAGGACAGTGATATGTGTTCCGGCGGTATGGTTCAATCTGGACGGGCTGCGAATCAAGAGATATGGAATAAGCATCGTGAGGCTGGGACTGTACCTGAACACAGGAGCGCTGTTCCTTCCATGCTTGCCGCTGGTGGAGTTGGACAGGTTAAGAGGTTTGCTGGTGGAGAGATGGCAAGGAGAGTAGGGGCAAAAGCTCTCAGAGCCTATCAAAGAGCTGCTAAGCGTGGCATGACCCCCGAAGGCGCAGTTGAGCGTATGGCAAAGGTTGAGCTTGCAGATCAGATAAAGAAAACCATGATTCACTTGGATGAGGTACGCAACGATGGACATTAAACGGCTTGGTTTTGATAAACGCTTTGATGCTCTTGTTTCTGAACGTGATAAGCGGATGGAGCTTTGGCGTGAAATTTCAGAATATGTAGCGCCTAACATGGGGATGTTTACGCAAGAAGAGCCGAACAGTCCTGTAAGGCGTGGGCAGGAAATACTTGATTCGTCAGTACGTCGTGCATTACAAACTCTTCAAGCGGGTATGCAGGGCGGCTTAACGAGTCCTTCTAAAGCATGGTTACAGCTTACAGTCAATGATCCTGAGCTTGCGGTTATGCCAAGTGTAATGGCATGGGTAGGGGATGTTCGGGATATCTTGCTGAATATCTTTGCTCAGTCGAATATCTATAACCGTTTGCATGGGGCGTATGGAGAGATTGGAGCTTTCGGAACGGCTGCTATCTACCTCATGGAAGATGAAAATAGCGTTATAAATGCAAGGCTGCTTACCGCTGGTGAGTATGCTGTGTCCTTTGATTTTGCCGGATTGCCTAATGCTTTTTGCCGTGATTTATGGATGACAGCTTACGACATGGTTCAGGCGTTCGGTTTTGATAGATTAAGCCAAACCGCTCAAGGTGCCCTTCGTAATAATAATTCAAACCAATGGTTCAGGATACAGCATTACATAGCAGAGGATTCTAATATATTGCCTGACTCAAAGAAGTTAACGAGATTCCCTTACTTTGATGTGTATTGGGAACATGGTCAAACTAATGCTTTGTATCTTGGCGGCCATGAGGAATTTCCCATAATGGTTCCAAGATGGGACTCTGTAGGCTCTGATTATTATGGTTATGGGCCTGGTGAGATGGCTTTGCCAGAATCAAAGACCCTCCAGGTTATGAGGGCACATTTCCTGAAAGCCGATGAGCTTTCGATAGACCCGCCCGTTATCTGGCCACAGGGCTTACTTGCTGAGAGGGCGAACATACGGCCTGGAGGGGTGTACCATACTTCTGACCC